TTCAAGCATATCAAAAAGGAGAATTTAAGATCAAAGATCTTGAATGGGGAAAAGAACAAGCAAGAAGAATACAATGGATTGGAGATTATTTTCATTACTATAAGAAAAGAATGTTCATTTCTGCTATGTTAGGTATTTTCCAAAATAAAACATTTAAGTGGGAAATCTTTAAACAAAGATTGAAAAATAATTCTTCTAAATTAAAGAACCAAGGTTCTAGAAATGATTTTATAGTCAATGTTGAGAGATTATATAATCACGGTACTAATCCAAAGAATAAGATTAGATTAGAACTTTATGAATAACAAACAGAAAGGAATGTTATGAATGAATATACATTGTTTATAATGGATCCAGATGGTGCAGTAGCATCATATGATTATGATAAGAAACCAACATTTCAAGATATGTATGCTTTAGTAGGTTGTGATATATTACAACTTTCTACTGCATATTTACCGAAATATTCAAATCGAAAAGATGGATATATAGAATTTTATATGGATGAAGAATTTCTCCTAAAAGATCCTGTACCTAATGTTAATGTAAATATTACATCTGCTTGGTATGCTTGGCAAGATAAGACAGGACATATGTCTGTACCAGGTAGTAAAATACACGGTAAGGTGGCCTTCTTTAGAAAAAATAAAAAATGAAAATATTTTTAATATTTAGTTTTTTAATGATAATCGGATGTGCTCAATTACAAGATTTAGATATTGATCCATCTACTACAGTAATAAAGAAACTAGTGCTACCGAAAGGAAAGTAGCACTAGAAAACAATAAGAAAGTATTGATATGAAAACTGTTTCTGAACCCCCTATAACAAAATTTCAAGAAAAAAAACGCACAATAATAAGATATTTCAAAATATCATTAGCAGCGTTTTTGTCATTATTAGTGTGGGGATTATATTTTATAGGTAAAACTACCGAATTTATTGGCGATTTAATTAACGAAATGAAAGGAAAATTAAATGATAAATGATAAACTATTAAAAGAAATAAGACAAAGCAACGATTACTATTGGAGATTTGGATCTCATTGTGTCTTTGATAAGAAAGATCAAATTAAAAAAGGAAAGAAATACATAGATCCTACTTCACCTAAATACCGAATAGCAGGTAAAGATGTTTATGTAGAGCAAATGAGTGATAAAGAAATTAAAGAAGAATTTATTAAACTCATTCAACCTAAAGCATTAGATAAACATAAATTTGAAGCACTAATTAATTTTTGTAAATTAAATGGTGTTGAAGAATGGACAATTAAATATTCAGGTTCAGGAGATAGTGGATGTATCGATGAATGTATTTTGGATGAGAAGCATAAAAAATTAGAAATGAATATGAATTTATGTGATGCTTGTGATACCGAAGTAATGAAACCATTAGAAGAAGTAATAGAAGAATTTTGTTACGATGCATTAGAAACACATCACGGTGGATGGGAAATTAATGAAGGTGCAAATGGTGAATTTATATATAAAGATAAAAAGATAGAACATACACATAATAGAGCTGTTGAAGAACATATAACAACTAATGAAACATATGAGGTAAAAAATGAAAGTAAAAGTAGCACTTAAAATTTCACAACTTATGGGAAGGACTATCCCCTGTGATATTCCAGAACAACTTTCACAAAAATATTTATCCGAATCAAGAGGAGAATATATTCCGATAGGTGAAATGGATTTAATACATTTTATTAGAGCTTTTAATAAAAGAGAACGAACTATTAAAGATGAAAATACTAAAATGTTATTTCAAATATTAGGTAGTATGAACCCGAAGGATTTAAACTAATGGCTAATTGTTATTATCACGCACTATCATCAGTTAAAAAATGGGGAGGTGATCCCGAAGATTACCAACCTATTCACGATTGGTTTGATGAATCAAAAATGATCGTAGCTGATTATAGACATAGAGCTTTAAGACATCACGCAGAAGGATGTTTTATGGCAGAAAGAATATTTGGAACAACAATAACGAATAGTGATAGAAAGGTTGTTCCAGTAAGATTAATTGCTGAAAGACATATCATAGAAGATCTAGGTTTTGTACCTAGCTTTGTTGATTGGATTAAGTATATTAAACCTGTTAAATGGATGATGAAGGGTAATGCATTAAAATGAAATGGACTATCATTTATTTAAACTAATGTTAGAAATGGCGTATGTTGATACATATGGTAAAGATGATAAAATAAAAAAACTTTATGAGAAATATTTAAAGGAGAAAGAAAATGAAAGTAACAACCGAAACGGTGGAACAAGACCTACAGTTCCTAGCAACGACTGATAAAAGATATGCCGAATTAAAAGCTGGTCTTGAACATATTAAAAATACAACGAAGTCTGTAAAAGGAGCATTCATTGTAGATTCAAAAGATTCAGTAGCCAAAGCAAGTGAGGCATTCTATGCATCAAAAGATTTTGTTGAAGCACAAAAGAAAACTCACGAACTGAATAAAGAGTTCCATATTTTAGAAACTAAAAGACAATCAGCTATTATGAGAATAGATGTTTGGAGAACTCTTGAAGCAACTAGAAGGAAAGGAAATATAAACTAATGTATATTGATAATTACGAAATAGTAACTTTAGGAAATAAATATGAAGGTAATAAAACTAAAAAAAATCAAGTTTTAACTCATATGCATAGTAATGATGGTATTCAAGCAAAAGATTTATTAAATTTAATTGAATCTTATGATGATACTGTACATAGACATAGAGGTGCTAACATTAAAGTTATTGTTGAATTTAGAGAAAATAATTAGAAAGGAAAATAATGAGCAAGAGAACACAAAGAAGTGATCTGTATGTATTCATTGGATCTAAAATAAAAGATTCAAGAATAGATTATAGAAGAATTGTTGGTCAATCTAAAAAGATTATGACTCAAACACAATTAGCAAATGTGTGTGGAGTTACATTCCAACAAATTCAAAAATACGAGAAAGGAATGAACAAAGTTCCTATTGATAATCTTTTATCTATTGCAAAAGCAACGGGAAAAGAATTATCATATTTTTTACCAACTAATAACGAAAGGAAAGAAGATGTTCAATCTGAAAGAACTATTACCGAAGAAACGACTACCAACGACATACGATCGAGATCTAATGACAATGATAAAACAAACTGTTGATTTAATAGGTGGAATTACCGAATCATCCAAACAATTAGCATCAGCTGTTCAATCATTGCAACGAGATGTTAATTTATATATGGCATCTAATAACGAAGCTCTTGAAGGTATTCGTAATAGACTACAAAAATTAGAAAATTCTAACAGAATTTAGGCAGTCGATAGACTGATAGGCCTAGGTTAACCAATAAACAAATGCTGCTCGGCCTCATTCCTAAACAAAACCTACTGCTAGATATGTGTGTGTTAACCTCCACTATATCAGTAGTAGGCAAAATTTAAATATTCCAGTACACAAGCGAGAGTGAGTGTCTAAACGCAGGTTGTATCTAGTGGGGTTTCCTGTGGAATAAAAAACCCCTTAAACTATAACTTGTATTTCTATTTGAAATATGTACAAGATATTGTATGTCAAATCGTTATGCTTTAGGTAGAATATTTCACGAACATTTGATCCCGCAGTTTGTAAATGCGAGGAAAAAGAAGGGTATATCTCAATTAGAGATGGATGAAATACTAGGCGTAGCTAAAGGTCTTGTATCAAAATGGGAAGTTGGTATAAGAAGACCTAGTGGATATCTGTTCTGTTGTTGGGCAGATTCACTTGATATGGAACTAACACTAACACCCAAAAGGAGAATAAATGGCAGTAAATCCTGATGTTGATCCTGGAAGTTTAACTAATGATCCTATTGTTAATAGGGTAGTTGATATTATTATCAAAAGACATATGGAAGGTATGGCTAAATTTGGTGTATCTATGGAGAGTAGAGATAAACCGTTTGATAAATGGATTGACGATACCGTAGAAGAATTGTTAGACGCTATTCATTACCTAGTAAAAGCAAGAACTATAGTTGAAAAATTTAAAGTTAAAGAGCAGCAGCTCCAAACTATGATTGATCAATTTAAAGCAAATACTTTTACAGAGGAGAAGAAGTCTGATGATGAAACATCTGAAGCCGAGAAAACGACCTGACTTTTCAGCTCCACACATAAGAAAACAAGTGTGGCAGATGAAGATATTAAAGTTCTATAGAACTATAGAATGGGATGATGATATCTATCACGAATTTGCCACAAAGTTATTATCTAATAAGCTAGATAAAAAACAATTAGAACAAGTTAACGAATTAATGAGGATCGATGAAGAAAACAAAAAAGAATATTGGAAAAAAATTAGACAGAAAAGAGCTACAGAGCTTGGTATGTCAGTTAGAAAAATATTTCATAAAACGAAAATTAAAAACTAAACCGAAACATTTTTATAAAATAGGAGGAACAATATGAAAATAGTAATGGTAGTTTTATCATTATTTATTTTATCAGCTTGTTCAATAGGTAAGAAGTGTACTTATACTCAAGATGGAACAAAAGTATCATCGTGGGTTTGGTTCTACAAAGATAAACCTATTGATCTAGATAAAATAAATTGTAATTAATTGGAGGTATCATATGATTAATCATTTAATTATTGTAAGATTAAATAATGTTCACAAAGACGAACAACAAGAATTAAAAGATTATTTAGAAAATAATTCTTGGGATTGGAAAGAAATAAGTAAAGATACTTTTAAGGAGAAAGATGACCAAAATACAAATAAAAACTGAAGGTACTCCCGAACAAAAGAAAGCTATTAGAATATTAAAGAATCAATTAGTACAATTGAGATCTGTAGATAAGATTTTAAATCATATAATCTATAAAATAAAAAGCAAAGGTTATGATTTAGAACAAGTAGTAGAGTATATGTATGAAATAAAAGAAGGTAACAAAAGTAGAAGGCATCAATTAGTAGAAACATTAGATGGCAATACTGAACTAGGAGGAGATATAATAGATGAAGCAAGAGAGGAAATTGAATATGGAAATAAAACAAGAAGCTAAATTTGATAGACGAACTGGAATAGGTGGTAGTGATGCTACTAGATTATACGAAGGAGATTGGTATCAGTTATGGAGTGAGAAAGTAGGAGAAACTCCACCTGCTGATTTAAGTGATGTCCTCCCCGTTCAAATGGGTGTAGCTACAGAAAATTTTAATATCAGTTGGTTTATAAAACAAACAGGTAATAAAGTTATTAGACAACAAGACTTCTTAAAACATCCTAAATATGATTATATGTATGCTCATATTGATGGTGTTATCGAAGGTGGTGATATTACTATACCTTCTACATCTAAATCTTATAATGCTAATCACGCTATATTAGAATGTAAACATACAAATGCATTCAGTAATCCACAAAAATGTCTAGATAAATATATAGCACAGATACAGCATTATTTAATGGTGAGTGGATTTAAGAAAGCGTATATGTCAGTATTCTTTGGCAATATGAAATATGAAATTATTGAAGTAGAAGCGAATGAAAAGTTTCAAACTAAACTAACAGCAGCTGAAGTTCTATTTTGGTATTATGTTAAAAACAAAAAAACTCCACCTGATACTATTAGTTGGGAAACATTTAAAGCTGTAGGAGAAAATCTAAATGGAAAACACAAAGTCCTCGTACCCTTACTATCCAGGATTTAAAGATAAAGAAGGTAGTACTTCTGTAGAAGCTGCTGAATTGATAGCAGCAGGAAGTGTTACTATAAGGGAAAAATGTTTTAATGTTATAAAACAAAAAGGAAATTTTGGTGCAACAGCTGATGAAATTGCAGAGTTATTAAACTTAAGTAGTTTCACAGTTAGACCAAGAGTTACTGAATTATATAAACAAGGTAAGATTGAAAGAACAGATACTAGAAGAAATGCTAGTAAAAGAAATGCTTATGTTTATGTAATAAGTAAAGAACATATCAATAATCAGTTAACAGAGAAAGGAGTTTAATATGAAAATTGATGAAAATAATACATTTCTGTGGGATAAGTTTAAACATACTGATCCTAAATTTACTAAACCGTTTCCAAAGTTTGGTAAAACTTTAACAACAATAGATCCAATGTATCAAGTTATGACAATGACTAGAGTATTTGGCCCTGTTGGAAAAGGTTGGAGTTATGATGCTAAATATCATTATACAGATGCAAATGTATTTGCTGAAGTTAAGATTGTATATTGTATAGAAGACATCTGGTACAGATATGGCCCAGTTAGTTCTGTATGTGCTTTATATAAGAAAGCAGGTACACTTGATGATGAAGCTCCTAAAAAAGCTTTGACAGATGCTATGACAAAAGCATTTAGTCATCTAGGAGTTAGTGCTGATGTATTTCTTGGATTGTTTGACAACAATAAGTATGTTGCAACAATGAAAGAGAAGTTCAATGGCAAAGCTACTAAAGATGAAGGTATCAAAGCTAAAGTAGTTCAAATAAATAAAAACAATAAGGAGAAAAATAATGATAAATAAAGTAATCCTAGTTGGAAGATTGGGTGCTGATCCTGAAATAGGAAACACTACCCAAGGTTCTAAATTTGCTAACTTATCTTTAGCGACAAATAAGTCGTGGAAGAATAAGTCTGGTGAAAGACAAGAAGTTACGACTTGGCATAAGGTAAAAGTATTTGATCCTGGATTAGCAGGTAATATGGAAAGCTATGCTAAAACTGGATCTCAACTTTATGTTGAAGGTGAACTAGAAAACAGATCATATAAAGATTCCAAAGGGAATCAAAGATATGTAACTGAAGTTTTAGTTCCTAGATTTTCTGGAGTCATAAGATTAGTAGGAAATTCTAAACCGGCTGCTGCTAAAGCAACGGGTTCAGAATCAGAAACTAATAATGATTTCGATAAACAATTCTAGTATTTAATAGTATCGAAATAAGACTGTGGAGCTAAGTATTTAGCAACCTGTGAAGTTCGATTAAATTTATTCCAGGTACACTATGAATTAACATAGTGTTGTGAATTAACACGGGAGGAAAACAGTTCTGAAAACAAAGCTATTAGATAGGTTCAAATGGATTACCTATATGGGTGTTAATCTCCCAAAAAAATATCCTATAATTGTAATGGTTCTACATTTGTGGAATCTTTTACAACTTCGGGAAGGCGTTTATACCAAACCTATTGGCTATAGGGAACGCCTTCTTTATAATGTGAGTTTATTTTTTTAATAGTATTACATATCGTTACCGAATGGACTTAAAAGATATCTTAAAAAGGAGAGAACTAGATATTGAAAAGTGTGTTCGCAGTACCGATGAGGTAATGCAACAAGTTGCTATTGAAGTATTCAAAGGAACTCACATTGATCAAATACAAGTAGCTCTAATTTCAAGTGTTATGAACATCGCAGATATCTACAGATCCAAGAAGTTCTCTATTCTTTTACTTAAATCAGCATTAGCTCAGTTAGAATCAGAGGACTTTATAGAATCAGGCAAGAAACTGAATTAGAAGCTCATACAGAGCTATTAGATTTAATGGGTACTTGGGTACCAAAACACCCTAAGATCGCAATCCTAGAGCTTCCTAGACCCCTTTAGAAGTACAATATTTATCGAAACAGCTTCCTTCTCTACCATTATGACAGAAATGCTTCTTTTCAGCATTTACGATCCAACCCCCCTCATTTGAGAGAAGTTCCTTCCCACATAAAAAACAATTACCGCATTTTATTACGATGTTTTTTCTTTTTACCCAGGTCTTTTTTTTCTTCTTTGAACTGATCGACATTTGGTGTGTTGTTAGCTATGTCATCTAGAAACTTATTAGTTTCATTTTCATAAGACATATCTTCCCCGTATTCTTTAAAGGATTGATATGTCCTCTTTCGTTTCATTACATTATAAATAAAATAATTCCAACAGAAATAGCTATTGCCCATTTAGCAGCAACAGATCTTCTTTGCCAGAATAAATCTATTTTTGAAATTACATCAGGTATTGTCATTTTGTATATCCCGTTGAGTCGTATTTATCTTTTATTATTTTTACAACTTTCTTCTCACCCATAAAATCCTCTACAATAGCTTCTACTTTTCCACATTGCATTCTAACATTTTGAGGATTAACAGATCTTTCAACTGTTCTTTTCATTTTAAGACAGGTACTCATCTTCTGATCTTTAACATAAGTGTGTTCAATAATTCCACCTTGATAAAACATACATAAAACTATTACTCCACTAATGACTGTTTCCATTTGCAAACTCCCTTTGTTTATCTTTTAATTTTTCTATATCTGACATAAGTTTTTCTACATCTTTTTGTAGTCTTTCGATATTCACTTTGTTGTGCATCATAGATTCCATTTGTTCCTGTATTTGCTCAATATCTTTTATAGCATCCTCAATTAATAAAAATTGTTCTGAGTCCGCAGGTAAAGAACCTAACTCTCCACGAGGCCACTTAATAGAAAATTCTACAGCAGATTCTAAATCTTTAGACATTAATTGGTTTGATGTTTCTAATTTACCTATTCTTTCTACGATACCGAAATAGCTCCAAACACCTATACCTACAGCTCCAACGATGCTTATTAAATTTCTGATGGGCATAGAAATGCCAGAGTCAGAAGATACTTGTAAATTTCTTTTAGGCATTAGTTATCATCACTTTGTTTCCATTTATTATAACCTTTTACCCAGTCTTGACGGTGGAGTACATCCCATTTAGTCCAGGCCCACGAATTAATTTTACCCGTGATTCCTTGAATCCATAGAAGTATTCCCATTTTAAAATTTTTAATCATCATCATCTTCTTTTGGTCTTACCTTACCAAAGATAATTTTGTAATTAAGTTTAGTTTTTTCTTCCATCTTTGTACTAAATGGATTGGTAGAAATTCCAATAGACTGCCTAACATTTTCGAAGCAACCCGTTAAAAAAAATATGAATGTAATTAATAATAGATATTTCATTAGTCATTTTTCTTCTTCTTCTTTTTTTTCTTACCCTTGAACGAATCAATCTTTTCCTCCATTGATGATACCTTTTCTTTAATGAGAACCATATCTGTTGAAAGAGAAAAGGTTCTTGAAAGAGTCCATCCACCCAGAGCAAGAAGTATTGCAAGTAATGCTGTAATAAGTTTTTCATTCATTACTTTTTACCATTCCTAAATACTTGTGTACCTTTGATACCGAATATAGAAGCTACTACAAGAATCCAAAGATTAGTGAACCAAGAAGGAAGTGATTGAAAGTATTCAAAAAAGAGTTTTACTTTTTCCATAGCAGCAGGATCGTCTGACATCACTGCCCACATTAATACAATGATTGGAGCAGAAATTATTACTAAGACAAATTCATCTTTATAATCGTTCTGTCTTGCTTCTAAAAGTTTGCCCTGGTAAGCTTCTTCACCACGAGCTTGTCGTTCTGCGTGTAAAAGTTGAGCATCTGACATAGCAACTTTTGCTTTTTGTCTATTAGCATAAATTTTACCACCAGCTTGTAATGCTATTTTAGCTAAACTAAACCAAGCCATTTTTATCCACCCATTCTGAAACATCAAAAGCAGGACATTCTTTTCTGTCATCTATTTCATTATGACCAATGATATATTGAATTTCATATCTACCTTGAATGTCTTCAACTTTATCTTTTAAAGATTTAAATTGTTCTTCAGAAAAATTATTTTCCCAACCTGTTCCATCATCTTGAGATCCACCGATTAAACAAATTGCAACAGATCTATGATTTGCTTTTGGGGCGTGAGCACCTGACATATCTTCAGGTCTAGCAGCTTCTGTAGTACCATCTCTTTTTATAATCCAATGATAACCCACATCATCCCAACCACGGTCATCTATATGCCACTCTCTAATTTTATCTACACCAATGTCCATAGACTTAGGTGTCTGCGAACAATGTATTACAATAGAATCTGTTTTATTTCTTTGTTCCATTTTGCCAACTAAATAACCAAGCTGAAAATTTTTGGCTATATAAACTTAATTTTACTTTTATTCTTTTCCAAATTTCTTTTATTTTACGCATACTGTTTCTCCAACCTATCCATTGATACGAATTGACTTTCTTGAATATGATTATCCCAGATCCCCAATTCAACTATTCCCCAACTCCAACCTGTGAGGTTTAGCTTTGCATACTCCTCAATATGACCGAATGGCAACGCACATCCTACATTCACAATTCTGACAAAGTTTCTATCCCCTATTTTAGGAGCTTTCCAATCTCTATATTTATGAGTATGTCCAAAAACAATGTCATTTGTAGCATCATTAGCTATCTGTATTTCACAGTTTTTTCCTCCATATTCTTTACCCATAATATTTAATGGACAATGTGTGAATGATACCCCTGCTATTTTTTTAAAACCTCCGTATGGAGAAAAGTTCCAGTTCCTTAATGTAAAAGAATTGTGCAGCTCTTTTCTCATCATACCTGCAATCTCTGGAATATTTTCTTCGAACTTATATACTCTTTGTTCGTGGTTACCGAATGTACAATGTCTTGGAATTAAATCGTTATCAATATATTTGTCTAGCAAATCAATAGAAGATCTCATTGATTCTATATCAACCATATAAGCATCTTTTAATTTACCAGCTTGAGAAGAATTTTTTTGAAAATAACTTAGACTATCAAATGAGGCCCAATCACCTATTTGAATTATATAATCTGGTTGGTGTTCCTTTATGAACTTACCCATCCATTTAAATCTATCTTGAGGAATCTTTGGTGAATCGTGAGCATCACCAATGACAATAATTCTATGTCCTTTAAACATACCTTCCTATGTATCTTTGGCTACAACTTCTACACAACGAAACTGAATCATTGTTTTGGCTTTGTTAACATCTACTTTAGTTAATTTATCTAATATTTCATACGCACTTTTATACCCTGCTTTTCCACAGTCATACCAAGAATCATATAAAATATTATCTACCTTGATAGGTGGCATACAGGTTTGTGCTATGCTTGAACAGATTTGTAAAACTAAAATAAATTTCATCCTAAAGAAATAGGATGTTTGGAAATTAAATAAAACTCACTTATAAAACGATTGTATCAGCTTCAGCTTCAGTTAATGCTTCTCCAGCCATTAACTTTGCTTTAGCATTTGCTTTGTCAGTTTCTTTTTGTGCTTTAGCATCTGCGTCAGCAGTTTCTAGTTCATTTGCTTTATTAGAAACATCACTTTCATTAATAGCAACATCATTACCATCAATATCTTTGCAAACAAAACTTCCCTCAACATCTTCTGTAATACTTTTTACAGTAGGATATAATTGGTATATTGCTTCGTGTGTTTTTGCCATATTATTTTATCTCCTTATTCATTATACTGTTACCTCATATAAAACTATACTTGAAGCACCTCTACCATAACTATTATTATCGTTGTCAGTATATCCACGATTTATAAAATTGTAACCACTTGTACTTTCAGTACAAGCCGACCATCTGTAAGTTAATGCAGAAGTTGTGCTTGGGGAATGTAAATATGCAAAAGAAAGCATATTCATAGCTCCACCATTACTTTCTTGAAATGATTTAATACATCTAATTCTTGAACCTGCCGAATCGCCTATAAAAGGTAAATCATTGTAACCCCCACCTGCTACATCAAACATCATTTTCCAAAAATGTCGGTAACCATTTGAACCACCAACTTGAACATCAGAAGTAATTAAAATTTTATTACTTGTTGAAGCAGGTGTTATAGTTGCAGTTAAACCTGTAAATTGTGTGAAAGTTGGAGTGTTTGATTGATGTGATGCTGTTCCTGTAAAAACACCTTGTACTACTTGTTTTACTCCACCAACAGGTTTAGCTGTCCATTCAGGAGCAGTCGCACCACTATTCATTTGTAGAATTTGAGTAGCAGTTCCTTTTGCAAGTCTTTGCAAACCAGAACCATCTCTGTATAAGATGTCGCCTTGTGTAGTAATTGTAGTTCCTACATCTGTTCCATCTGTTCCTTTAGCTGCAAGTATAGACCAATATGCAGTTTGAGTAACAGCTTGTGTTCCAGCTCCGTGTGCTTGAATACAAATATAACTTTGATTTCCAGATGTTACAATGTCATCAACTACATAAGCATCTGATCCACTATATGCTCCTCTAAATACTGGTTTAATTCTTCCTAAATTTACTGTTGCCATAATTCTCCTATATTAATACATTAATGAAACGCCTCTAATTCTAGCTTCTTTAGAACCTGACGCTTGATTAGCAAAACTTATTTTATATTTTAATTGAGTTCCACCTGTTACTGTTACATCATTTACTTTTGCCATTTTCGTTCCTGTAGAAAAGTCAGGCATAGCTGTTAATGTAGCTGTTGTATAATTAGAACCATTGTCTGCTGATACTTGTAAAACAATATCAGTATTCAATGCGTTTGTTCCTGCATTATCTTGGTAAGTAATTATTGAACCCATTTTTGTAATTGTACTTGGTGCAGTAATCGCTGGACAAGTAAAGTTTCCTGTAGCATTAAATGATGAAGATTTTAAACTTCCCTCTAAATAAAATTGTTCATATCCACCACCATTGTTTGAATTATAATCAGTTTTAAAACCGACTATTGGATAATAAACTGAACCTGATATTCCTGCTTGATTATAAATACTCCCATTACTAGGATTACCACCAGACCATAATGTAGAACCTTGTTGAGTTACATTCATACTGCTATCACACGCAAAGAAATATCCATTTTGATTTCCCGATGAACCATTCGCCCATTCTAAAGACATTCTTGTTGGTTTGAATGTTGTTCCATCTTTAAATCTATATAGGAAATAGTATGAGTTCCCACTCGTAAATGTGTGTGCTATTGCACCACTACCAAAATTTCCATTACCAAATACATCTGTCATATGGTTTGCAAAACTTCCAGCACTCATTGTAGTATATGAACTATTTACATCCCAAGCATTTATTGAAGATGCTAAACCTGCACCACCACTTATTTGTTGTAGCATAAATCCTTGTGTAGCTGAATTTTGTGCTTGTGTTCCAAAGTATGTTGAAAAATCCGAGCTATCTATATCAATGTTACTTAAAGTTTCTGAACTACAATCAACATATTCACTTGCGTTTCTATTTGTGTTAGCACCATTGGTATAACCAGTAGCGTCTTGAAACACATCTACATACATAGAATTTGTGTTGTATGCACCTTTGTTTTCATTTGTTGATTGTCTTAATGCAAGTGTAGAAATATCATTTGATAAATCGTTTGCATTAAAAGTTTGTGGTTGTCCTTTAGCCATTAAAGACCAAGAGCCGTGAACTGTTCCACCTGTTGATGGAGCATTTCCTGTTGAGTTAGTTGTGCATATAAACGAAGATGTAATGTCGCCATCTGTATATTGTACTACATCATCTACAGTATAAGCTGTATTAGCATCATAAGTACTTCTCCATACTAATTTAATTTTTCCTAAATCTATTGTGGCCATAATAAGTAATTTACCCCTTTTTTAATTATTGTTTATATATAATAAAACGCACATTATACCGTAGCTATTAAATTTCCACTTGCATTAATACTCCAAGTGAATCCACTAGCTGCAAATATTTTATCATCAAAAGCAGCATAAGTAGTATTAGTTATACTATCTTGTCCTCCGTTAGTTGTAGTAACATTTAAGTTATTACCATTTTTAACAAATCCATATATCTCAGCAGAACTAGCATTTCCTAATTCCCAAGCATTTCCAGCATCATTAACTTTAAATACCTTACCAGCTGCTATGCCTGTTTTATCTAATTGAGCTACTCCTACTGATTCTGAAGAAGGAACATTAGAAGATAATACACTACCTAATTTTAATATCTTAATTGTTTCTCCACTAGCTGGTGCTGAACTAAATGTAAGAGTAGTACCCGATACAGTAAATGCATCTGTCCAATGTTGAACTACTCCAGATAAAATAACCACTAATTGATTAACAGT